AAATCAAAATCAGCACTTTCTATGAAAACACCATCCATAGGTGTTCCATCGTCATCTTCGCCATCTTCGTGTGAAAATATAACACCACTGTTGGTTGCTAATGGTTTTGTAAATACATTTTGGTCTACCCATGCTGTTCGCACAAGTTGTCCAATAGACCAGACACCCTCTAAATAGTTATAAATAACATATCTTGATATTTCTTCTGTGCCATCACTTTCTGCTGGGTAAAACCACCAAACTTCGTTGTATTCTTTATTTAACACTGCAAAAACTTTAAAAGCCTGCCCTAGGTTTAAATCTTCTTGTATATAACTTAAAACGCTACAGGGCAGCTTTTGCACCGAACCCGTGTATGTGTAAAAACCATCATCTGACATCCAAAACACACCAGCGGGTGAGTTTATAGCTGCGTTAGGGCCAATCATGCCAGTGCCTTCATTTATTAAATTGACAGCAAATGTAAGTGGTGGACCTACAAACTGCATGCTGTACATAGAAGTATCTGTCCAAATTAATATTTCTTGTCTTGCTCTGATACCACCTATTATTTCACTGCCAGCAGATAGCCTTACAGAGCCTGCTGTATTTGTAGTTTTTGGCTCAAACTCCGTAATGCTTTCTTGGTCTGAAAAAGCTACAAGCATTGGGTCAGCCACACCACTTCTTGCACCGCTAGATATAGGGTCAGCTCCAAGCACTATAACATGCCTATCTATATCGCTAACAATGGTTTGTAAGCCTACAGTAGGCGCTAAGTTAGAGCCAGAAAGACTGGTAATATTTACCGCTCTGGTGCTTGTTCCGTTTGACTCATCCCAATAAAAAATACCGCCACCTCTAGGATGTAAGATTAAATCTTCGCCAAAGTTATCAGCAGACCAAAGCCTTAACTGATTTGTAAAAGATAAGCTTGTTGAAGAGCCAAAGCCACCAGCACCCCATGTGCCTGAACCAAAACCAGATGATTGTATAAAATTATCTAAACCTGTATTAAGTTGATATGCTCCATCAACACCTGAACCACCATTACCGCTATCGCTTGAATTAGCTGTAGCGGATGCGGTAAATGTGTATGTATTAGCAGTTGGAACAGAAACTATTTGATGTTCTTGATTTAAAACTGCTGCTGTAATGTTGCCTCCAAGACTAACGGCACCACTTATAGTTACAAAATCTCCTTGTGCAGCTCCGTGTGAGCTGTCTGTTGCAGTTATAGTAGCAGAGCCATTTGTCGCTGCAAATGTAATACTATTGGTGCTTGTTTTTCTTATGGGTGTTATGTCAGCTAATGTATTGCCTTCTAATATGTTAGCCTTTAAATGTGTGCCGACAAAAAGATATTTTGCACCCTCTAACGAAATCCACGGAAATAGCTTGCGGCAGGTGCCTAAAAATGTAGCAGAGGTTTGTTTTGTCCATCCGCCTATTTTTTCAGCAAAACCTTTTCTAAAACGCACTAAAGACGCGTCAAACCAACCGCCAGCATTAGTTAGGTTGGTTCCCTCTTTATCTATACCTGCTTTAAATTGAAACTTTGCAAAAGGCATGTTTCATACTACGCTATTCTTATAATAGCTGTCGATGCAGCTTTTGCAGGAAAAACAATAGTAAAATCGCCAGCAGTAGATGTTTTGTCACCACCAAAATCTATAGTAGCAACGGATTTATCACTGTTTGTGTCGTTATAAATCATACAACCTCTAGCTGTTATTGTAGCTGTGCTGAATGTTAAATCATTAAAATCAGTAACAGCAGTAGTGCCTGTAGACGATGGTGTTACATTAGTTAATGCAGCTCCACCAGAAGTATAATTTGTACCACTTGCTTGACCTGTTGTGGTAAAAGCTGTGGTAGTAGCACCTAAAGTAGCTGAGCTTGTGTATAAAGCTAACTTAAAAGTGTTTCCACTAGAATTAGTAAAATTATGAGTTGCAGTTAATAGTTCTTTTTTAAAACTTGTAGTTAATGTTGATGTAATGGCCATATTAAATACCTTTAATTATTTTTGCTAAATCTTCACTACCACCTTTAGATAGCTCTTGTATCAGGGTAGCTTTATATGATTTTATAGCATTTTTAATATATATCAAACATACTTTGTAAATTAAATCTCTATAAGCTCTGGCCTGTGCTTTAATATGTTCCTCGTTATCATCAGAACAACCAACAATTTTGTCTGTAAGTTGCTCTGCCCAAAATTCAGGCGGATGTCCGCCAAACTTAGTCGTAGATACCTCAACCATGCCTAACTCAGGCACACCATCTGGCGTAATTTTTATTACCATTTGTTCGGCTCCGGTGGTTGTAAATGACTGTCAAACCTGTCTGCCACCTGTGGCAAAATTATTTTTTTTTGTACTTGCATTTCACTAATTTTTTTCAACTCTACGCCCTTTTGACCTGCTACAGGCACATAAGGGTCTTTTAGCCTGTGATAGCCATATAATCTTTGTTGTCCGGGTATATTTGTATCTAATAGAGAACTACTAGACGCTACCTCGACCTGTATTCCCTTTTCCATACATTTAGCTAACCAAAACTCTACACATGCTCTGCCTTGTTCTGCAAAGTGTAAATTGTTTTTGTATGTAAAATCTATACCAAATAACTTAATATTTGCTACATCATTCCAATAAGCAAAGGCCACGGTATAAGCTACTGTATTGTTTAAATAGTGGCAACCTGTATCTTTTACTATTTCTTTTACGGGATATTCAATAAGGTTTTTACATCTTTCGTCTAATTCACAAGTGTAAATAGGCTTATTGTGGCTTGTTAAAAGCTTTTTCATGCTTTCTGTTTGACCGCCAGCGTCTTCTGTATCTAAAAATCTACTAGGTGGGTCCATCATAAAAACGCGGTCATGAAATATGACCGAAGCAACAGCATTGATTGCCCAAACTTCGTCAAAATGTACACTATGCGATTTTGCTAAATTATAATCAAACCAGCTTTTACCTAAGCCAACAATGGCCACAGTTTTGCCGTTTAGTTTTTTTATTGGTTTCATCTCTCTCTCTTTGTTTTGTAACCTAGGTTACATTAATTCTTAACGAATCATATCTCATTTCGTCTCTTGTATCTCTACCTTCTCCTAAATTTTTAAGCCTTAGTAAGCTTTCTTTAAATCTTGCTTCATAGGCACCAATATCATCTGCTGGTAGTTTTAAAAATATAGCACCTTCTAATAAGCAACCATATAGCAAAGTATCTGGTGCGTCTGTTGACAAGTAAGTAGTACCAGAATCACCGCCAGCAGTTAATGATGCTGGTTTTGCTAAATAATGTAACTCGACTGTGTAGTTGCTGTCTGGTATAGGCGCTACTTCAAAACTACCTTGGTCAAAAATAGCATAATACTTAGGTTTACCTGTGGTTGTTGTGCTGCTTATATATTCTTTAATAAAAGAATTATGTTTTAAGTCTAAATAGTCATAATTATTTGAACTTATCACAGCTAATGAAAATGGTGCTAAAAAATCCGATGGTGTAGCTAAAAATCTATTACTGCTTGTAACATTACCCTGCACATTTTTTCTTTGGTCAGGTACTTGTACGCTTTTTAAAATTCTTTCTTCAGCTTGTAAAATAAAATTATTTAGATTATTTACAAATGTAGTTTCATCTGTCTCTAAATAATCTTGTATAGCAGTTTTTAATGTAGATAATGTAAAACTCATGATGTAGTTATTGTAACCGTACCCAAAGCACTTGTCATGCTATCTGGTGTGGTCAACTTTTTGCCTATAATACCTAAATCAAAATTAGTATATACCGTAAAAGTAGTTGGCGATACGCTAATATCTGGCCTCGGCTCTCTAACGGCTTGTGGGTCAACCTTGTTAGTTCTAGGCTCTAACTGCGGGTGTTTTGGCTCATAACATTCAGGGCAAGTTTTAAGGCCATTCCACTCTTTACGCAGCTCTTTTAAAAAGTATCTAAAACCACATCTATCGCAGATAGCGTAGGGATTTTTATTTGTAGCAAATGCCATTATGCAATATTGTAATGCGAAACATCTGGTGTAATTTTTACCGATGCTCTGTCTTCATCTGATTCCATTGCTCTTTGAAACTCCTCTTCATATAACTGTTTTAGCATGCCTGTCTTTTCTGGACTTTTTTTAATAGAAATATAGTAAGCAAGACCTGCCGCTAGACATGGATAAAATCTAAAAGGCATTTGTAAGGTATCAGTAGCAGCATCCACATCATCCATTCTGGTTAACACATTCATGTGAACTGTATATGTACTAGATGCGTCTGGTGTTGGATATACGCTAATCGTAGGTGTAATTTGTTTATCAATAAAAAATTGTAATGGTGTGCCTGTAGTAGACTTATTAGGCACAGAAGAATATTCGCTTCGTGAAAGCCTTGTCATTTGTAAATCAGAGTTTTCAGAGTTTACTGTTTGTCTTACAAACGCGTCTAATACATCTATTGTTGCCGTTCCTGTAGACGAGTCCACATTGTAAGTAGTCGTATCTTTTACCATAGCTACTGTTTTTTCTTGTATGGTCCATTGATTTAACCCACGATTTGCCCATTCGGCAAGTAATAGATTCAAACTTCGTCTAGCTGTTTTTAAATCATATGCGGTTCTAAGCTCTAACCCACATCTTTCAAAAGCTTCCTCTACATAATCTGCGACTTCTAATTCAAAATTTTTAGAACCTGATACTGCCATTTATCTACTTTTTAAGTTTTCCGCCTCTGCCAAGTTTTTTAACTCCTGCTTTGCCGCCGCCCATCATTTTCTTGACACCAGCTTTAGGCGCACCACCCATTTTCATTTTTTTGACACCGGCTTTACCACCAACTTTCATTTTTTTAACGCCAGCCTTGCCACCGACTTTCATTTTTTTAACGCCGGCTTTAGGCGCACCGCCCATACCTACCTTTACAACTCCTGACTTAGGCACAGCGCCTCCGCCTGCCATTTTTACAGTAGCGCCATCTTTCATAGATTTAGCTAATTCTGCTTTGTCAGCCTTTGAAAGGCTGCCTACTAATTTTTTTAAACCTTTTAATTTACTCACGATTTACTCCTTCGTTTCAAAATACCTTGGAAATCTTCATCTTCCCAATCTTTATAATAACCTATTTTTTCTAATGTTTCAGATGCTTTGTTTAATTTATCTAACTTTTGCATAAATATCATATTATAACTATCTTCAAAATGTGGTTCAAAATGGTCCTGTTCAACAACGCTTTTTTCTTGGTGTTCTTGATGAAAGCCCATAAACCACAAATTATGTTGTGTAAAAAATGTATTCAATAAATTGATTCTGTCGTTAAATATATCAACATGTAAATCTACATTAAAATCACAATAAATTACCACATCATATTCATTAGGAAAATTAGTGGCTTTTTTGTATAAGTCTTTCCAATATATGTTATTAGAAATTATTATATTAGCTTTGTTGTTTTCCCATGTTTTTTTAGCATACGGACATACAGGGTTTTCTGTTTCTAAAACTTCTTTTGACCAGTCTCTTACTTCTTTTGTTATTTCAGCGTGCGTAATCATTTTTTCTTTTTTACAAAAGTTTTGACATTTGTGGGTTTGCCGCCGACACCTTGTTTTTTTGCTCTTTTTCTACTTACAGCAGAGCGTTTTTGAGCTTTTGTCATGCGGTTTGCTACTCTTCTTGGCACGCATTTTGGATATTTTCTTTTAGAACCTTTGGCTTTTTTTCTACCACATTTCTCGTGACCGCCGCCTTTTTTCTTTGAGCCTATATCAACCCAATCTTCAGCAAACCATTTGGTTAAGCCTTTCATTATCTGCCGCGCATTTTAGTTTTCTTTCTTCTGTTTTGCATAACAGCGCCACAACCTTTTGCTATAAAACCTCCTCGTTTAGCATGAACAACACCTCCAGCTGCTTTACCTTTTGCTCCTTTGTATTTACCGCCTCTTTTTTTGTATGTTTTTACAAGCCAAGCAGATGCGTAAGCGCTGGGAAAAACATCGAACTTGCGTTTTGCTTCTGATTTGACTCTGCTATATAAGGAAGGATTGGCTACATTTGATGGCACACTGCCACCCTCTTTCATTTTTATAGATTCTAATGTTTTGGCTTGTTTTGCATGTGTGTTACTTGCTTTTTTTAAAGCTTTAGAAACTTTTTTAATTTTATTTTTTGCGTTTTTTTTAACAATCATTTAACACTTCCACCTTCTTCTTGCTTGCCTAATTCTTGAATTAGGATTATTTCT